CCGGGACTTGAGCCATGCCTAGCTTTCTGGCCGCCAAAATGCGCCCATGGCCGGCAATGATCCCGCCGTTTTCATCTACCAGGATGGCAGATGTAAAGCCCCATTCTTTGATGCTGGCCGCGATTTGGGCCACTTGAGCGTCGGAGTGCGTGCGAGAGTTCTTAGCATAAGGCACCAATTGTTCAATGGGCCACTGCTCGACTTTATCAGCCGGATTCGTCTTGTCTGTCTTGTTTGTCATGATTCTGCCTCTAGTTGGCGCAGACTTGATTGTAATTCTTTTCTGTGTTAGCTGTTATTGTCTGGCCTAATGTGTGATCTTTTTAACATCATCATGTTAAAAGACGTTGACACAGACGCTAGACATGCGCTACATTTACATCACTGCGCGACATGAATGACAGACGGCGCAGCAACTAACCAAGGATGCAACATGAGCAAGCAAGTTACCCGTTACCAGATTCGCGAATTCGTTGGTTCTGATTACAGCAGGCAATTAGGTCGTCGCCTCAGAACCAGGGAGCAGGCTGTTCGGATCGTAAAAATGCTCAGAAAAGCAGGTCGAGATGTCTTCTCTGCACCGATGAAGATTGCAGCTAACACGATCTAACCACCAGGGGCCTCCGGCCCCTACAACGAAAGCACACCATGATCACATACACATTCCAAAAAGCCTCCCTCAACGGCCTAAAGGGCTGGATTGTCACCCGCTGGGTCAATGGGGTGCACGACGGCAAGGCTTTTGGCAAGACTAAAAAAGAAGCAGTAGAACAGTTCGACGAAGAACTCTGGGAGAACTCATGAAACGCACCACCCGTCAAATCCTCGCCGATGTAGCCTTCGCAATCGTCCTCGGAGCCACCTTCGGAGTGGTTTTCGGGCTCTACTTCTAAAACGGCATCAGAGCCGTTTTTTTAGGTAGGTACATGTCTAGGTAGCAGACTGCCCAAAAAAACGCTCCTATGGCCCTCTAAATGCGTCAGAACATGCCTCAAACCAGAACATCACACCTCCTAGCCCTCCTCAAGGACGGACACCCCTTCCGAATCGCCGTAATCCTCACAGCCCACTTTTTTGACGTCCCGGTCCACGTGATCGAGCGGGAGTTTTACAGATGAACTTTTGTCCAAAATGCGAATCGCCAGCCCGCGTTCTAGAAAAACGCTGGAGCCAAAAAAAAGCCTGCACCCGTCGTCGTCTTGGTTGTCCATCTTGCGGTTATAGATTCTCAATATTCGGGGATATTATGATTCCACAAATAGATAATCAATTAGATTCAGAAGGAATGCCTAAATATACAGAGACCATTCAAGTCCTTGAGGACTTGGTCAGAAGCGCAGGTGGTTGCGCCACCATCGACCAAGTTGCCGTAGTCAAGGCATGGCGTTTAATTGACCGTTATAACGCCATTATTAACGGTAAATAATAAGGTCTACCATCCTCCACATCCAGCCCGCCGCGTGCGGGCTTTTCTTTTATTTCCACCACATCCGTCAAAACTGGAACCCGATCCGGGTCAATGTGGCCAGGAAGGCCATCCCACCAGCCTACGCCAACCTCAACCCCCACAACCTCAACCAATGTCTTTTTCATCATCACCTCATCAAATTTTTCATGCAACGCAACAGCCCCACAAACATAGCGCAACTACCGCAACTACCTAAAGGTAGTAGTTGCGTTGCGTTGCGCTAAAATGTTAGTCTTGTCACAAACGCAACTAAAAAAAAGTTGCGCAACAGTTGCGTTTTGTTGCGCTACTTTTCCCCCCACTTTTATGCCCTCAAAAGCATGGCGGATGCTTGGACGGTGTCCAAAACGATCCACCCATGTTCGTAAGAGTCGATGACCTGGGCGATCAAAAGCTCCCCGATCGGCTTACCTTTTGACGATGGCCGGACGTAGATCGAAGCTGATGCTTCGGTTAATTCAAGGGTATCAATAAGGTATTGGATAAACCCTGACCTGCTCAAGTACGGCTGCCCTGCTCTGGTTTCCTTGCCTGCTGATTCCCAAGCATTCTGGAATAGCTTTATATGTTTAGTTAACTTATTATCCCTTTTATCAAATATTGGTTTATCGACTATTTCAATAATGGCACTGGTGACCTGTTCATCGTCCTCGTCGATCCATCCGTTGATCTCCACGGTGCGAAGCTGGGCGTATATGTCTGGTGCTATTTCTGAGTCCTTAGCTTTGCGCTGGACGATCTGCATCGGAGCTTCGTCTTTTGCGGGAATGATGCTTACCTCGATGTCGAGGGCTCCTCTCCATGCTGATGACCCTCTGGCTCGGTGTTGGGCTTCTTCGCTGACCCCGGTGTGATGTACGAGCAGGACTGAGCAGTTGAATTCCTGCATGAGCTGGGCGCAGGCGTCGAGCATCGTTTTAGCGTCCTGGGCGCTGTTTTCATCGCCGGATAGAAAACGGTGCAGGGTGTCAATGACGATTAGATCGGGGGGCTCTGGAAGCTGCTTCAGGTGGGTTGAGGTAGACAGATAGCCCTCTGGGGTGTTCAGGTCGCAACCGGAACGGCTGAGCCACATTGATAGACTGCCGGCTTCGTGATGCTGCTTCCAGGCTGCTATCCGGGCTCTTAGGCCGTGGTGACCTTCTCCGGCCAGGTAAACTACATTTGCTGGCTTGACTCGGTGGCCTGCCCACTTTTGCATTCCGCTGGCTAGGCGTAGGCACCAGTCGAGGACCACGAACGTTTTACCGCCTCCGCTGGGACCGTGGATCATGATTAGGGCGTCAGACTGTAGCCACCCTTTGATTAACCATTTGATTGGGGCTGGCTTCTGGCAATAGTCGTCCGCAGGAATGAGCCACGATTCTTGAGGCGGGTTCAGAAGCAAGGCCAGATTGTGTCCAGCCTTGGCGTAGTCGTTTGCGTCACCCTCTATGGGGGGCATGATGTAAGTGACACCGAATTTAGCGCAGGCTTGTTCAGCGTGACGCTGGCCTACCCCGCTCTTATCGTTATCGGCCACTATCACTATTTTCTGTCCGGGGTGCATTTCTACTAGTGAACCCGTGACCGGAATCAAATTGCTTGCACTGTAGGCAACGACACAGGGGCGGCCAGTCACTTCGTGAATCGTGGCAGCGGTGGCGAAGCCCTCGGCGATGTACAGCACACCCGGGTGGTCGAGGGTGCCGATGATCCAGAATCTGCCTCCGGTCTGTCCGCCTGTGTGATAAAGCTTCCCGCCATCTTCGCTTATGTATTGCAAGCTGGATAGCTCACCATCCTCGCTAAAGAGAGGCACCATCAAACGACCATCCCCGGTCACCCGGGCGCCGTGGGGTTGGACATTCTTACGTTTTAGATACGGATGATCGGGGCTGGCCTGGGCGCCGTCTCGCCAAATTGTTTCTACTGTGCTTGCCGCCACTGAACGATCACGCTCTATTTCTTCGTCTCTCAGGCGCTTGGCAGCGTTGATCCTGGCAATGTGGGCCATTTCTTCGGCCGGGGTCCACCTCTTTTTCCCGATGTCAGCTTTGACCGTCTGAGTGAGATTGGCCCGCCAGCATCCGAACGTCAGGCAGGGGATGCCGTCGAGGTGACCAACGTACCAACCCGAACGGTCCAAAGTCTTGCGGCTGGACCCGGAGCGGAATCTATGAATCCTGCCGTCGAGGATAAATTCCTCGGGAGCGTCGAGACCCGCCTCCTCAATAGCCCGGCTGAACTGCACTTCAATTGGGAGCGGGACGACTTCCTGGGGGGGAGACCAAGGGCCTCCAAGAATGTGCGTGAGATCAGCCATTTGGTCAGAGGATTGGTTGTGTTTGACGGATGAGATAGTCTGACAGGATAGTGATCGTTCGCAATGAGGGGTTCACATTCAACCCTTTTTTAATGTGATGCAAGGTGTTCGCGTGCAGTCCGGTAGCAGCTGCAACGGCACTGATACGCCGATCGGCCAAGGCCGCTTTGATCTGTTCTAGACTCAACAACATTTTTATCTCTCCTTTTTGTTTGGGTGTTGACATTGTGGGGTGCAATCGTTTACATTGTCAACACTGCGCGAACGGAATCGCCGACGGTGCAGGTAAAAAAGGAGAACGAAACATGGAATTGATCCACAACCAAGACTTTTACAAAGTGTGGGCTTGTCGCGTTGGAGATTACGTGCTGATCTGGTCCAGTGACTACCCATCGCGCGCCAATCTGATTGGCACCTGTTTTAACATGGAGGACGCGATGGAATGGGCGAAGGACTGGGTGCAATGCAAAATTGAGGATGTACCTTTTTAGATAATTTCACGTTGGGGTGTTGACAGGCTCACAGTCACGCTCCACAATACACACATCGAGCGAACAGATTGTCTGAAGGCTCGACAAACGAAAGGAACGAAAATGAAGAACAATGACCTGATGCTTACCCAAGCTGACCAATTGGGTGCCTTGCTGGCCGAGATTGACGTTCTGACCAAAAAGGCCGAGACCATCAAGGCCGCCATGAAAGAGGCTGGCGGGGTCCATGAGGGTGTTTTGTTTCGCTCTACCGTGATTGAGTCAAACCGGTCCGTAACGGACTGGAAGGCCCTATGCGCCTCCCAGGGCATTGGCGCCGATGTGGTGGCCGCACACACCAAGACCACGGCGGTCTACAGCGTCAAGACCACATCAAAATAAAGGAGGGGGGCTCTCAGCCCCCATGACATGGAAACCCCTCCACCGAACTGGCCGTTCCCGACATACAAAGGGAACCCACTGCCAAAACCCAAACCTTCACCGTTCCGTGAGGAACCTCTACCAACTGCGCCACCGGCGCCTTTCTAAAGGAAAAAAAATGGCTATCAAACTTAAATCCACTGGCCAACTGGCCGCCGCTGGGGTCAAACTACTTGTCTACGGACAAGCCGGCGCCGGTAAGACTTCGCTCATACCGACCCTTCCCGCCCCTATAGTGCTGAG